AATGCCCTACACTGTCTTTCGTAAAATCTTCATCAAGCAATATTACGTTATCAAGTGTATGAAGGAACTCCCTGTTTTCCGGCATCAGTTCATAGCATTCAACTGTTACTGACGGGCACGACCGATGAATCGCTTTTATCAGAGCACCACGTCCGGCACTTGGTTCAAGTACGGTATCTGTTTCGTGAATTCCACCGGCAAGCATTACCAGCCAGTCTGCAATATCAGCAGGTGTTTCAAAGAACTGAAAATCTTTTTGCAAATCGCATCGCTTACCTTCTTTCAAGATGGAGAACACACGTTCCGGATTAAAAGGGAATGTGAATCCCTGTATCTTACCTCCCTGCCATGAGCCGCCAGCTTCTTCTATCCATTTCTTTGCTTCAGCATAGGATTTCTTATTGAATTGTACTTTCGGAAGTTTAAGAACACTATCCTCAAGAGTACAATGCTTCAGTATCTCTTCCACATTCCATTTCTTACCTTCATCAGCCTGGCTCTTCCTTTCATCAACCGGAGCGTCCGGCGCTAACAGTGAGGATATTTTCGTAATAACCATATTACTCGCATCCATAAAAGTATTAACACAGGAAAGCGCTTCCATAAGAAATTCAGTATCAACATATCCGGCAGCGTCATAAACATCTATGCCTTCAGTCATATCCGACAATTCATTGAGCTGGGCTACACTACCACGTAACATTTTTATTAAAGTCTCTTTGTTGTTCATCATAACTTTTTTGTAAATAAATTCTTGTTGTATCTACACTACCATGACCAAGAAGGTCTGCTAATTGAATTACATCTTTGGTTTTCTTCAGGAACATTTTAGCAAAGAAGTGCCGGAAGGCGTGAGCGTGCATTTTTTTC